GGACGCGATGAGTGGATTAAGTGGATGACATCCGTCATGTCCGAATGCCTCCGCGTTCTAAAGCCCGGCGCTCACGGATTAGTTTGGGCGCTCCCTCGCACGTCTCACTGGACGGCTACGGCGCTTGAGGATGCGGGCTTTGAAGTGCGGGATGTGGTCACGCACCTCTTCGGGACTGGGTTTCCGAAATCGATGAATCTTGAAAAGGCTGGCGCGGGCTTGCAATGGGCCGGATGGGGAACTGCGCTTAAGCCAGCGTCCGAGCACTGGATCTTAGTACGGAAGCCATGCTCCGAAAAAACCGTAGCGGCGAACGTCTTAAAGCACGGGACAGGCGGGATTAACATTGATGCGAGTCGGGTGCCAGGCGCATTTGAATCGGGCTGGTCTAAGTCCGGGAGTAAAGCGTCCGAAAATCTCTCGATGAGTGGGGCTAATACCGAACGGCCTCCAAAACCCGACAGCTCGACGGGCCGCTTCCCCGCGAACCTAGTCTTAGACGAAGAGGCAGCAGCGGCGCTGGATGAGCAGAGCGGATTTTCAATTACCCGCCCACATCGGACTAAACCAGCCGGAACCGACGGAGGTAATGGGATAACACTTCAATCTTACAAGATGAAGACTGATAATTTCATGAGCCACAACGACTCAGGCGGGGCCTCTCGTTTCTTTTATGTAGCTAAAGCTTCGAAGTCCGACAAGGGTGACGGCAACACGCACCCCACCGTGAAATCCACCGCGCTGATGTCCTACCTGATTAAACTCGTCACGCCTCCGGGCGGCATCGTTCTTGACCCGTTCATGGGCAGCGGGAGCACAGGAGTGGCAGCAAAAAATGATTTTGATTTCATCGGAATTGAAAAAGATGAAGACTATTTTAAAATAGCTTCCAAAAGGATTGACGAATGAAAAAAATCATCGAGCCAAAGATTCCTGGGCAGCGCATGGATAGTTGGTCGAATCTCGCGACCCTGCTCGGGACCTCTGCTGACAAACGCACGCACGCACGCGCCAACTGGGAGATGCATCCGCCAGAGTTCTACGAGCAGCTTTACGCCGGCGGAGGCATCCCATCTCGAATCGTGGACCTCATCCCAGAGGAAGCTCTCCGTCACTGGGTTGACTGGCTCAACGTAGAAAAGGAAGACATTGAAAAAGTCATCAACCCACGCTGCGAAGAACTCGACGTCCGAGGCGCTTTGCTCAAGTCTTGGAAGTGGGGACGAGCTTACGGCGGTGCAGTTTGTCACATCGTCACTGACACCCGAGATCCTTCTAGCCCGCTCCAGGTTGGTGAAAAGGTCATCGGTCTACGCGATCTTTCGCGCTGGGACCTTCGCATTCTCACGACGGATGTGGAATTCGATTTCGGCTCACCTAACTGGGGAATGCCCAGAATTTACTATCTCAATGTCCAGATGGGCTCGCAGTTCAAGGGCTACCCGATCCACTGGACCCGCATGCTCCGGTTCGACGGACAGCTCGTCCCGCGCCGAACCTACATCCGAAACAACTACTGGCACGACTCGATTCTGAATCGTCCGTACAATGCGATCAGAAACTACGAGATTTCAAACGATGCGGCTGCGGCTTGCCTTCAGGATTTCAACGTAGACGTCTACGGCATGAAGAATCTCGCGAACCTCATCTCGGCGGGCAAGGTCGACGTTGTTCGGAACCGCATCGAGACCATCAACTATGCCAAGTCGGTTATTCGCGCGATCCTCATCGACACCGATCAAGAGACCTACGAGAACAAATCGCGGTCGCTCGAAGGCGTCGCCGAGCTTCTCGACAAGCAATCGAACCGTCTGGTCGCTGAGACCGATATCCCGCATACGAAACTCCTCGGTGAAAGCCCGGATGGATCTAATGCCACCGGGAACTCTACGTCTCAGAATTGGTACAACTACATCGGCACTGAGCAGTACAACTATTTGCGCCCGAAGTTAAAACGTCTGTGCGAAGTGCTATTTCCTGAGTATCCGCAGATCGACTTCAAATTCAAATCACTGCGCGTACTCGACGATATGGAGAACGCAGACCTCAGGCTCAAGGTTGCGCAAGCCGACGACATTTACATGACCCACAACGTGATCGACCCGACTGAGGTCGCAGAGTCGCGTTTCAGCAACGATGAGTATTCGATCGAAACTAAACTCGACTGGGAAGGCCGGGAGAGCGGCGACCTCATTCCTGGCGGTCAGATGCCGGGCATGGAAGGCAATGATCCAGGCGAAGGGATTCCAGGCACGGGCGATAAGCCCCCGGAAGGCGAGTCGACGACCTCGTCCACTAGCGGCACCGGAGAGAAATCGCTGAAAGGTGAGCCACCTCCGTCCGAGCCCGAGCCTGGGAACGATGTGCGTAACCCCGAAGGCGAAGACAAGAACCTGAAGGGCAAGCCTAAAAAGAAGTTCCCGATGGCCAACTCTAAAGGCGACGCGGATGTAGGCAACCCGACCGTAGAGGGACGCGGAGTTGAGGGTCTGTTTCAGGGCGAGAATAACCCCGGGCTTGCGTTCTACCCGAAGAACCAAAAGCTCGAAGTCGAGAACCCAGTGCCTAAGGTCGAGTCGTTCATCTCGCAGACCATGAGCGAACCGATGCGCGATCCGCGCACTGACCCGCATATCAAGGGTCCGGGAATCCCGAATAAGCCTCGGACGTTTCTGCCGACACGCGGAAACGGAATGACCTCGCCAAGTGGATTTGACTTCGAGAAGGACGCAGGCAGTGCAGGTGTCGCGCGCGAAGGGTCGTCGAAAGCAGTCGAGGGCGGCTCGTACTACGCGTACGATTCAGCCGACAAGCCAGAGCCAACACGCGCTGCGACCATCGTCGTACGTGATGGCGACATGATTCTGATGGGTAAGCGGAAGGACGGTCGATGGGCGCTGCCTGGCGGGCACATCGAGGCAAAGGAGAGCGCTCATCAAGGCGGCGTACGGGAGCTCGACGAAGAGACCGGACTCAAGGCCAAAAAGCTCAAGTTCCTTGGCTCTCGGCTTGTCGAGCCTGAGATGGGGAAATCCGTCGCGGTCCATATGTACGAACATAAGCATGACGGCGAGACCAAGCCAACGTTCAAGAAAGACCCCGACAAAGAGTTCGACGAGTTCCGCTGGGTCAACACGAAAGAAAAGTTACCCGATGAGATCGAAGGGAATCTCGCGCATCCGAATAATGTGGCTCTATCACATCTCGGAATGATTCGGTGAACACGAACGATTTCACGGTTTTTACTGTGAAAGCAGGAATCTATGACGACCCTCCGATCAAAGCGGTTTGGCTCGGGAATCATCGCTACCAGTGCGGGCATTGCATGAAGGGCTATTTCAACGTGTTCACCGAAGACCGCTACGACATCAGTTGTCCGTCGTGCGGGTTTTACATCGTCGTTAGGTACACTGGACGATGAGACGCCGCCTACCTGAGCCATCACACCCGGCCTCAGCCGAGCGCGAGTATCACCGTTACCTCCGGAAGTACGCGCAGACCTACGCACTGCTCATGAGCAAAGGCCTGAAAGAGATCCTCCCCGACATGCGCGAGGTCGCAGCGCTCGAGCAGCCGCGCATGGACGAGAACATCGAGGCGAAGCTGAAACGCCTTTTTGGATGGGTTGAAAAGAATCTCGCGCGCATTTTCCCAGATCCAATGCTCAGGGGCTGGGCGCTTGCGATGATTTCAAAAGTCAGCCGCAACTCGAAGTCGAACACGAACCGCACCATGAAGGCCGTCTACAAAGAAGCCGGGGAGCCCGCTCCCGACTTCGAGCCGTTCATGCATGACAGAAAACTGACGCCGTACTACCAGAACGTGGTCGACGAGAACGTTGGCCTGATCCGTTCGATTCCGCTCGAGAAGCTCCCGGTGTTCAAGAATCAGCTCGTGGCCATGATCACGGCCGACGCTCCCTCGTCGCAGATTCAGGAAGCCATTCTGAAGAACTTCGCGGTAACGCGAAACAAGGCCGCTCTCATCGCGCGCGATCAGATTGGCAAGGTCAATGGAGCCCTCGAAGAGCACCGACAGAAGCAACTCGGATTCACGCGCTATCGCTGGAGAACTTCAGAGGATTCGCGCGTTCGGAAGGACCATAAAGAACTCGACGGCCAGATTTTTGACTGGTCCAAACCCCCCATCGTCGACAAGCGGACTGGGCGGCGCGCGCATCCGAAGCGCGACTTTCAGTGCCGTTGCTGGGCCGAGCCGATCATCGAAGACGTGATCGAAACTTGACGCGTTATTCCACATAGAGGAAACTTTTAAATGTTCAGGGAAGAGCGGCGAAGCTCACGGATGAAATATGGTCTGACTAGTCTCCCAGACCAACAGGTGGCGGCGATCAGGGTTTTATCGGTTGGCCTTGATCGCCGCCCGCCTTACGGCTTGCGCTATGCTTAAACTTTTGTCAGAATTTGGATCATTGACATGAAAAAGTCTGGCACGTCTGTAAAACGGTTCGACTTCGGTGAGATGCGAAGCGTAGAGAAGACGCCGCAGGGCTTTTTGAAGATCCCTGGGTTCGCTACGCGTGTCGGTGTTTTTCCGTATCTGACCGGCAGTGGTGAAATTCGCCGAGAGCTGAGGCATCCAGATGACGTGTTCGATCCACAGTCGATGAAAACTCTTCAGTACGCTCCCGTCACGATCGAGCACCCGAACGTCGGCCAATATTCGGTCGGTCACACCACGGAACGCGTGGAAGTGAATCGCGATCTTCTCGACACCGACCTCATCGTCGAGGAGCAAGAGGGAATCGACGCCGTCGAGAAAGAAGGAATTCGCGAGCTCTCGAGCGGTTACCTCTGCGACGTCGTTGAAGAGGAAGGCGTGTACAACGGCGCTCCGTATAATTATCGCCAGAAAAATATCAAGTACAACCATCTCGCGATGGTCAAGCGCGGCCGGGCCGGACCTGAAGTTCGCATGCGCCTTGACAGCGCTGACGCCGTGATGCGTAGTGATGAGGATTCGATCCCTAATCGCAGTGAGTTCGCTCAGGAAGCAGCGACCGACTCCGAAGGCCCATCGACGAAGAAACTTGTGATCTTAGGCAAGGAGATTGAACTCCCTGCCGACGAAGCGGACACGATGCAGGACCTCCTGGATCGTTACGATGAAATGAGAGCGAAACTTTCCGAACTGGAGGAAAACATGGCAAAGCGACAAGACAAAGCAGACGTGGACATCAATCAGAAGGGTATTTCTCCACAAGTGAAAGTGGAGCAAGGCGGCCCAGACGGCCGCTCTTCCGGCGCGAAGACTGGCCCTAAGCCAGGCTCGATGACCGGCGGCGGATCCCAAAAGACCGACGACGAAGAGGAAGAGGGCAAGAAAGAAGACGGCGATGAGCACGGAGTCATCGGTGGCGTCACCAAGGGCGGCAAGGCCGACGAAGACATGGGCGACGAGGAAGAGGAAGGGAAGAACCCTTTCGCAAAGAAAGACTTTGAAGGCGGAAACGCTGCCGAAGGCGGCGGAGCTGCGATGTCCCCAGTTGATCAACTCAAAAAGGATTTCGCTGAGATGAAAGACAAGTACGACGCCGCAATGGGCAAGCTCGACGCCATGGCCTCGGCCTCCATGGGTGCTGGCGAAGCGAAGCCAGATCGCATGGACTCCACCGAGAAGCGCATCCGGGCTCGCGTGAAGCTTGAACGCCAGGCCGAAAAACTCGTCCCATACGAACTCGCTAAGAAGTTCGATTCGATGACGGACGACCAAATCCGCGCCACCGTGATCAAGCACCGCCACTCAAAGGCTGATCTCGAAGGCAAATCCTCGGTCTATCTCCAGAGCCGTTTCGACAGCATTCTGGAATCGAACGAAGAGGAAGGTTCTGAATCTCGCAAGAACGCTGGCCGGGCAATGCTCGGACTCGTTGACGAGAACGGCAACCGCATGGACTCCGCCGAAGTTGACCCGACCTCCGCTCGCCAAAAGATGATCAGCTCGACTCGGGCTCTTTGGCAGTCTGATTTGTCCGCGAAACGTAAATAATTGCCGGATAGGCGAAAGGAAAGGATGACTTATGGCTCCACAAACTAGCTATGCAATCAACATCCCGGCGGTTTCGTACCCCGGCCAAATCGCGGACAGCGGAGAGGTTCTCGACATTTTGTCGGCTGCCGCTTACGCCGCTGCGATGACGTACGGTACGCTCGCGATCACGGACGAAACGAACACGACCACGTTTGAGTTCCTCGCGGCGCGTGCACCGTCTGCGTCCGGTGACATCACTGTCGTCGGCGCTCAGCTCGGTATCGTCGTAGCCGACCAGGCCCGGGCTCAAAACCCAGCCTTCACGCTTCCAGTGTATCCTCAGTACTTTTCGGTGCCATGTATGCGCCGTGGTCGTATCTGGGTCAACGCTGAGACGGCGATGACGGACGGATCCAGCCCATACGTTCGCTTCGCCTCTGGCGCTGGCGGAACTACGCTCGGGAACTTCCGCAATAGCGCTGACACGGCAACCGCCGTGCAAGCTGCTACCGGCCAGTTGCTCGTTCGCGGAACCACGACCGGCGCAGGCTATGCGGTCATTGAAGTCAACATCGCTTAATCGAAGAAAGGAAAAACACATGGGAAATGCAATGAAACAGATGCCTCACTTCGATGCCGGCGAATCGTTGTTCTTGAATCGTCAGCTCGACTACATCAAGCAACAAACGTACGACATCAAGTATGCGGAACTGAAGGCCCGTAAACTCATCCCCGTCAGCTCCGAGGCTGACCCAGGCGCTGAGAACATCTTCTACCGCCAGTACGACCAATCGGGTCTTGCGAAGATCATCAGCAACTATGCTGACGACCTTCCAGACGCGGATGTGTCCGGTAAGGAATACTCGGCGGCTGTGAAGACGCTGGGCGCTTCTTACAAGTACAACCTCCAAGAAATGCGCGCTGCCGTCTACGGCAACGTTCCTCTTGAGCAACGCCGGGCGAATGCTGCTCGCCGGTCGATTGCCCAAAAGGAAAACAAGATCGCATTTTACGGCGACACCCTCACCGGTCTCGTCGGCCTGTTCACCGCTCCGAACGTGACCTCGGTCACGATTCCAGCGACCGGAACCGGCACGACGACTCAGTGGGTGAACAAAACCCCAGACCAAATTCTCTACGACATGAACCTCGTAGCGAACACGGTCGTCAGCGTCTCCCTTGGCGTTGAGAATCCGGACACGATGCTCCTCCCACTTGCGCAGTATAACTACGTCGCAAGCACGGCACGGTCGGATTTCAGCGATAAGACGATCCTGAACTACTTCCTTGAGAACAACCCCTACATCAAGCAAGTGGAATGGGTTAACGAACTGGCGTCGGCTGGGGTCACCGGTAGCGGCTCCGCTCCGTACGCACGGATGTACGCTTACCGTCGTAGTCCGGAGGTTCTGACGCTTGAGATCCCAAGCGATTTCGAGCAACTCGAGCTCCAAATCAGGAACCTCATTTACAAGACCAACTGCATCGAACGATGCGGCGGAGTCTTGGTTTACTATCCGTTGGCTCTTGCTTACGGCGACGGAATCTGATCGATTCTTAGACACACTCACGGAGTGGCCGGGTTGTAATATATTTTGTATTACAACCCGGCACTTCGCGATCAATCTAAGGAGTAATAAATGGCCAAAGGCAATCGATTCCCATCCCCTGCGAACGTTCAAATGAACAAAGGCAAGCCCGTTGTTCGTCCAGTCACCCCGGAGCCAGAAAAGACTTTTGAAGGAAAGAAGCCGAATCTGATCCAAGTTCATTCGTATTTGAAGAATACGGTCGTTCTCCCTAATGGAGTTCACTCGATCGCTCCCGGCCTGAATCACATCGGCAAGGAAGAGTTCGAGTCGGCGTCAAGCCATCCTTCGATTGCAAAGCACATCAAAGACGGTTCGATTACAATCGAATCCAAGGGCTCTAAAATCGAACCAAAGTCTGAGCCAAAAGCCGAAGCTCAGGACTCTACTAACGAAGACAACGAATCGGCTTAACCCTCATACTCGGCTAGGAGACACCGAAATATGTTCATCAAATACGGCGGGACGAATGTTCATTCGCTCCCATACGTGACCCAAAAAGCGGTCACTCTACGAAACAAGAAAACCGGAAAGACGCGCACCGAAATGCGCGTCGACAGTCGTCAGTCGCCTCAAGAGGTTCACTGGCTTCGCCCGGGTTGGAACGAGTTCCCTTCGCACATCTGGGAGCAGAACAAGGCCGCGCCGAGCATCCAAGCGATGCTCAAAGACGGAACGATTGAGCTCATGAAAGAGCGCACCAAGGTCAAGGACCCGAAGACCGGAAAGCTCGTCGAGAAAATCATCGGCGCTGATGACCGCGAAATTTCTCTCTCGTTTTTCGATGACAAGAAAGCCATCGACATCGTGAAGAACACCTATAATCGGGACATCCTGCAACGATGGATCGACGAGGAAACGCGCCACAAAGTGAAGCGCGTTCTCACTAAGCAAATCGAGCCACTACTGAACAACACGATTAAAGAAGACGACGACGAGGATTAATCCAGGGGTGGATGAGATATGGCGGTGAACATCGACAGACAGTATTTTCTGATTCTCTTTAGCGAATTCAGCAAAATTGATTCTGCCGTGGTCGCCGCCTATATCGACATCGCGTCGAATCGAGTTCCGGCCTCCGTATGGGGTGGCAATGTCCAGTACGCTACTGCGCTGATGACGGCGCACATGCTCTGCTCACGCGGGCACACTGGATCCGGATCGGCCGGAGGCGCAATCACGGCCGAACAAGTTGGCGACCTTTCCCGGTCGTACGAGACGGTTGCCGAGAAGGGGTCTGGCGACGCCTGGCTTTCCTCCACTCGGTACGGCGTCGATTTCATCGCACTCAGGAACGAGACCATCGTCGCCATGGGCGTGACGGGCGCGCCTCCGTGTGGCCCATGGTCCGGTGGATGGTGCCCGTAAATGGGGAACTTTTTCGACAAAGACAGAGGCTGGAAGGAGTTCATGTACGACATGAAAAAGAACTCCGGCGAGACCGCTGTCTTCGCGGGCTACCTGCGGTCTTCTGGCGAGTATAAGCCAAAGGCCGGGCATCAGCCGAGTCTTCCGGGCCTTGGCGGATCGACCGAAGCGGCACCAATCACGATGGCCCAGCTCGCGGCCGTTCACGAGTTCGGGTCACCTAATCAGGGCATCCCCGAGCGGTCCTTCATGCGGTCCGGGATGTCCGAAATCAATAAGCAGCTCATCCGGATGTGTAAGACGGCGTCCCTCCAGGTTGCGCTCGGGCGCACGGACAAGAAAAAGGCGCTCGGACGCATCGGAGAATTTCTCGTCACGACGTTCAAGAATAAGATTCAGGAAGGCATTCCGCCTCCGAACACGCCAGAGACCATTAAACGAAAGGGCTCTTCGCACACGCTCATCGACACCGGACAGCTCCGCGATACCATTGATTGGGAGATCAAAGAGGGGAAGGACGATTGAGGGCCGAGTGCAGCTCCAGAGAATGCACGAGCGGTAAGCCCGGCCTTTGGGAGCCTGTAATTTTACTTTGGCCTGAGGGCGCGAACCCGAAGGTGTGGCAGCCCGCTTCGGCGAACTTGATCGGAATTGTCGTGTGTGACGACTGCACAAAAACTACGAAAGTCATTCACCTCATCCCTGATCTGGAGCACTGGAAAAAAATAACCGATGTTTTCGCAGAAAACGGGAAGATCATGCCGTCTCTTAAAACCGCGAAACTCACTTTCGTTATTCCTGAGACTCATCACCTACCTTCCGGGACGGTGTTCGTATGAGTCTTATCGGCAGATTCTTGACGGGAGAATACGCGGTCACCCGCACGACGATTGGCTCGTACGTTCGCGGCCGGTACACCCCCGGACCGGTCGAAACGATTCAAGTATGCGGTTCGATGCAGCCCACCTCTGCGCGCGAGCTCAAGCTTCCGGAAGAAGGCAACCGGATTAAGCAGTGCTACAAATTCTACACCGACGCCCCGATCCTAGTCGACAGTGAGCAGACTCTGGCCACCGGGGACCGCATCACGGTGAATGGCGACGTCTTCCGCGCGATGGCCGTTACGAAGTGGGAGAACGTCGATTTACCGTACTACATGACGATTATTTGGCGCGAGCCTGAGCAATCGACCGATCAAACGAGGTCCGCCCCATGAGCTATCCGGCCGGGACTTTAAACCTTGTTCTGATCCAGGACGCAATATACGATTGGATCGAAGGTATTACTCAAGGCGTTTTCCCCGAAGGCGAGGAGGGGGAGCATATCCAATGGATGGATCAATCTGCACCGCTACAGGCACGCCCGCTCGTTACGTTGAAAATCATCGACGGTCCGCGCCCAATCGGGCGTTCGGCGAATCTCTTTTTCAACCCCGACGAGAGCACCAAGCTGAATCCGTTCTCGGTAGGCATGCAGATGGAAATGACGCTATCCGTGCAGGTGTTCGGAAACACCAACATTCACCGGCCGATGGCTATGCAACTCTCGATGGACCTGAACTCGTCGCTGATGCGGCAAAGCGTCTTGGACAAACTGAAAGCGGCCGGGATCTCTGTTCAGGAAGTGGGTCGGCCTCGGAATCTTACGGCGCTCGAAGAGACGGCCTACGAGGAGCGCAGCGGGTTCGAACTTACGCTCGGACTGGCTCAGAACCTAAGCGATCAACCGGGCGTGATCGAAACCGTGAACCTGGAAATCGAAACGCCTTCCGGAAACAGAACCAAAAGCATAGTTTTACCCTAGGAGGGTTTTAAATGGCATCGCCAGCACTTATCGTAAACGTCACCATCACGAAAAGCACCCGGACGGTGCAGGTCGCTTCGTTCAACATCCCCGTCATCTTTGGACCGTCTGATCGGTTCTCGGACGTGTACCGAGTTTACGACAGCACGGACGGAATGACTTCCGACGGGTTCATGTCGAGCGACCCTGAGTTTATTGAAGCGGTTGCGCTGAGTTCGCAAGCCATCGTCCCTGCTCAGTGGCTGATCGGTAAGTTTACGGCCGCCGTTGATCAGGTCGATACCTTCCAAGTCGGAACCCTGACCCCTTCGCACGCGTACAAATTCACGATGAATAGCACCGTGATTCAGTACACGTCGCAGCCAAGCGGCGATACTCAGCAATCGATTTTGGCGGCTCTCCTCGCCGCGATTGCTACCGCATTCCCGACCAACTCGCCAGTGACCGG